TAACCTTAACGCTTATGTCGCCATTTGGTTTAGCGTCATACGCAGGTTCAGGGCTTTCTACCCATACCGCTGCTTTAGGGTTACTGCTATTTGACATCGCTGCCAGCTGCGCTTTTAAATCGCTTTGGGGTTCTGCGTTTGTAAACTGTGTGTCGCCGCCAGAGAAACTTTCCTCGTTTGCAGTAATGTCAGTAATCGCTTGTTTACCCTGCTCCAGCAGCTCTCTCGACTTTTGCTTTACTGAATCAGGGATACTTACGTTTCTAAGTTCACGGACACCGCCAGCGGCAGTAGAACCTGCACCTGAGAAAGCACCGCCCCCAAAGAACGCGGCAAATGCCGACTCGCCTAAACGCATCTGAGCATCTTGTGCCGTGAAATTTTCGTCCATTTGAGCACGGTTGAGTACCGACAAACCTTCTTGAGCTACCTCAGTGGACGCTTCAATTGCGCCGCCGCGTAGGAAGCCTGTACCTAAGTCTTGCGCCAACCTACCCATTACTGTTTTGGCGTTACCGCCAGACATCTTCTTGGCTCGGTTACCGATCAGTTTGAGTAGGGCTACTTCGCCGCCAACTCCGATAACTGCTTGTGGCACACCGATTGCCGCCGCCCGAAAAGCGACCATTGGGTCATTCGGATCTTCACCAGAGTCTATTGCCTCAGAGAAATTTGAACCTGACATAGGTGCAAACTCGGAAGCACCTGCGCCTGCATAAGCTCCGTACCTAGCTCGTTTAGCTAAGTTCCAAGTGGCATTAGCTATATCTTTTTCATCGGGTGTGGCTATGCCTTTGGCGGTTTTTTCAAGCGAGTCTTTTACAATACGTTTCGCAGCAAGCTTGCTGCCTTCTGCCGCTATCTTCGTGCCGACACCGGCTGCTGCGCCAAAGCCTGCACTTAGAACCGAGGAAAGAGCGAAAGGAACTAGCTGTCCCGTACCCTTTGAAACTTGCGTGATAAAGCCATCAAAAGTTGGTTCATCTATAAATTCGTCGAACTGCTCAAGCCCTGCTACAGCATCAGCAGCAAAACCTTCTTTCGCTTGGGCGATTGCTACATTCCGAGAAACGCCTTCTTCGTCACCTACCAAACTATTGCCCAGCGCTTGGAAGTAGCTAAGGTCAGCTGCTAAACCTTCGGCACCAGACTGCATACCTTTTTGAAAGGTCTCGCCTATAGAGTAAGACCTGTTGCCTTTTGCGTCCTCTAGCTCAGCTGGTTCTGGAACCTCTAACTGAGGGTTTTCAAGCCGGTTGATGTAGTCTTGTAATGGATCAACAGCCACTTAGTTTCGCGCCTTTGCCGTATTTTCTTCAGCGATCTTGAAAATCTCTAGTGCAAGCTCTTGATTAGCTTTGGTTAGCGTACTCACAGGGATACCGGCCCCGACATTTTTCATCTCACCCATAGAGTCTGGCTCTTGGTAGAAAATATTGACCCCATCGGTCGTTATGTTGTCTAGCGTTTTTCTTGCAGCGCCACTTACGTTTTCTCTAAACATTTCTGTAAAGTACTCAAACCCAGTGCCGCCGTCATTAGCTAGACTCTGGATAGCTAAACTTAACGCTTGGTTCTTCGCCTCTTCGTAAACCAACTTAGCTTTATCGTTTTTAGCTGTAGTCGCCTTTATATCAAGTGGGCCTATTATTCTCCGCATAATGGTTCTGGCAGTAGCAGCATTGCCGACAAATTCCGCCCCGTTCTCTCCGTAAGCACTATTAAATATGGCGCTCATTGCGGTATCTACATCTTCTACAGCCTGTATTACATTTGCGTCAGCATCATTGCGAAGACCATCTATAAATTTCTGATAGTTAAGATTCGCGTTGAAAGCGGAGATGTTAGAGCTTCTTGCGCTATTTGCTGCGGAATTATATTGGCTTTCAATAGTGCTAGCCTGAGTTGTATCTACTGACCTTTTTCCAGTTTCGCCTAAGTTTCTAATCTCACCTTCTAACCTGTTATCGATAGTAGGGTTTGTGTTGAATAGCCTCATAAACGCTAGAGCGGTCATACGCTCTATATCTGTAATATCTGCTTGGTACAGGTCTTCTATTGTCTCGATACCGCTACTCTTGAGAGCTTTAGCAACCGCCACACCCTCTTCTTGAGTTGCTGTAATACTACCGTCCGCGATACCTGCGTTGATTTCATTACCTGACTTACCTTCAAGCTGGTTTGAAACCGCACCAGAGGCAGTAGCTACCGCAGATGGCTTGACTGTTGCCGCATCGGGTGTCCCAGAAATCTCTTGCTCAAGGGCTTCCTTGCGCTTTTGCTGCGTGGGGGTTAGCTCATCCATTTTATTAAAGCGGTCTAACTGTTTCTGCTTTGCCGCTTTCTTGTAGTCTGGGTCTTTGTCATACGCAGTGAAAGCTTCACTTAAATCTTCACCGCTAATTGGCTCATCAAGCTCTGCTATTCTCTCCGAAACCTTGCGTTGATTTGTATTAAAGTCTGGGTATTCAGCTTCCCTGCCAAAACTAGCCCCCATCATTCTACCTAACCTAGTTTGGCCTACGCCTTCTCGTATTGAATCTACAATATTGTAAGGCGCGATAGCCGCATCTGCCCCAAACGCTCCAATCCTTCCTCCTATTGATAACCCCCCTGATTTAGCGGAACGAATGTCTTGTATTTTTTGTAGCATCTCAGCTTTTGCTTCGGGTGTAGCAGCTGCGAATTGTTCTGGCGTTATACCAAGGCTGTCTACCTCTTCTAGCGTAATCGGCCCATCATATGGAGCAGACAGAGTTGGACCAGTTTCGGTCTCAGTGTTTGTTGCTCCTCCCGTAATCGAATCAGCTACGGCTATAACTTCTTCAGCCGCTTCAAGCCGTTCTTCATCAGTTTCAGCTTCAGAGATGGCCGCAATCGCATCTCTTTGCATATCAGAGCCACCAGCTTCTTTACTCTTTTGGAGCGCCTGTCTTTCAAGATCGATTAGATCCATTTGTGCGCCGTAGGCACTAAATCTGTCTCTGGCATCTGCTCCAAGACCACTAATAATACTGGTTCTGTAGAGGGTGTTTGCTATCTTTCCCAACCTACCAGCCTCTAGCATTATCACTTCGCCATTGGCTTCTGGATCTGCTGGGGATGAACCTACACCGATTTCACCTTTGCTATTCTTAGTCCTGACGGCTATCCCACCGCCTTCTATAACATCAAAGCCTATAGCTTCTACGCCTTCGGCAAACGTGTCGCTCATATTTAGGATTTCTAACCCTAGCTTCGTAATCGCGCCGTCACCACTTTGGATGCCCTGACGGAATGCGTCTCCTTTTAGGTTATAAGCATTTTTAGGGTCTATAAGTTCCGATGTCTGGAGCCTAGATAGCATAGCTGCACTTGCGTCTGCGCTTGCGGCTATACCACTTTTTCTATTTGTCTCTTTGTTATTAAGCTTAGATTGATCTAGGTTATCTTTCTGTTGTTCACGCTGAATTGTAAAAAGATCAGCTCTATCGTCTTCCTGCGCTTGAGCACGAATGTTTTGCTCTTCAGCGCGACGGTTGTTATCCGCTCTTATCTTTGCGGCATCTACTTGATCAAAAAAACCTGTTGAACTGGGCTTTAAAAAGCCTTCCATGAGTGACATAGCGAGTCCCTATAAAAAGAATGCAGCCATGATCGCTGCCGAACCTAAAGTTCCGATGGTGGAATATGTTTGCGCTTTCGACTGAGCCTTCGCATTGTCATACGCTTGGCCTCGTGCATTAGCGTTAGCAGCCTCGCTGCCCAACTGAGACAACGACGACCTGTTCACGCCTTGCCCAATGTTTATAAGATCAGACATCAATGCCTGATTGTTTTCGCGCTGCGCAATACGTGCGTCTGATACAGCTTGAATCCCGCCCAACGTACTTTGACGCTGTAGCCCACGCTCTTGCTGTTGCAGTTGAGCAGGTGTTAGATTCGCCCCAAAGCGAGAAACATTACGCGCTGATGACTGGCGCACGGCTTCTGGGGCAGCAGCCGAGTCTTCTCTCGCAGCGTCAATCAAGCTGGTATCGTTTTGCGCTTTGTCGAGCAACTGCTCTTCATAAGGTCGATAGTTACCTACGTAATCCACATAATCTTGGCGAGTGATTCCTGCGTAAGTAGCTTCTGGGTCAGTGACACTAGGTATACCAGCCATTGAATTTTGGTTGTAGTAACCTACGCGAGGTATTTCCATATCTAGTACCCCGCCTTTTGAGCGTAATCAACAGCCCTCAAACCGTCTCCGATAACACCGGCGAGCTGACTGTCGCTCGTACCTGCGTAGCCAGTAACTGCCGCTTTTGCCATTTTTCCTACCGCTTTCATCTTAGCGCCGCGTACTAAATTGTTATTCTTCGCCTTGTTTAATGCGTCACTTGTTGCGAGCCTTGATGCTTGGGCCATGCCTGATTGCGCATCAGCTGCTTGCCCACGAGCTGTGCCTAAGACACCTGTTTGCATAGTGTTCTTTATCTTCCCTGCGCTTTTTTCTGCTATGCCCATCTGTCCTGTAAGTGCATTAGCGGCAAGCCCAGATCTCTCCGTAGCCTGAGTATCTGCAAAAGTGGTGCCTTTCGTCAGTGCCTGCATAGTGTCAGCGTTTGCGCGGCTACGAAGCTGCCTTCTGTTATCGTCAGAGAAAGATTGGTCGCGCATGTTTTGTAATAGAGGATCATATTTCTGCTTGAAATAATCCCGTTCTGCTTTAGCTACACCCGCAGATGTCTTCTCTGCTTCGCTTGCTTGATAGTCGCTCTTCTTTGGCTTGCTACCCATCTCTACACCTCTAATCGATACACTACGGTGTCTACTTGCCACCCAGCGCTTACTAAAATTTGTCTCATCTCAGGAAGCGGAGTTCTTACTTCTACGGCTTCCCAACCCATGTCTCTGGCTACCTTTTGAAAGAAGGGGTAGTACATAAGTACGTTCTTGTTCCCACGCTTATGAGACCAAGCCAACCAAATCAAAAGCGTTTTCTTGCCTGTAAACTCGTCTACCTCAGTAGTAGAAATTACAAATCCTTCTGGGGCTTTCCAGTAAACCGCTTCGCCAGATACCACTGCCGCGTAAACATCTTCTGCTCTAAAAGATAATTGCGGGTAATCCTGTATAAGCCTCTGTATAGCAACACCGACGCTATCCCAGTCTTGACGAATATCACCAACAACTGGTTCAGGCGCTCTTTCATCATCTCTTTGAGTACCCAGTATTCGTAATCCTGTAGATGCCGCCTGCTCCGCCATACCTAACCTTCCTAGCTACTCTTGTTTCTTTTTGTAATGCGCGCCCTTCTGCAACCGCCAAGCCTTCTAAGAACAAAGACCCGTATACTTGCGCGCCTGGGTAATCTGTCCATTCACGTCCGGGGATACGAAGTAATCGATACAGCGCACCATTTACTATGGTGTCGCGGTAATCATTCATTACATCGTCGTCGCATGAACTAGACTTATAAGTAGGCTTGAGCACGACGCGCATCAGTATACTGTCAATTTCGGTTGCACTCGGAACGGGTACTAAATGGAACAAAGAGGGTGACTGTTTTACAAAGTACTCTGGTGTACCTTGATACCCTTCTAGCCGCCACTTAGGTTTACGTTGCTCAATCAAAGCTGTAGTTGAAGCCTCAAGATCTACACCGTTATAAGTAACCCAAATGATTTCATGAACCGTTGTACCTGAAGGTGCTTCTAGGTCGTACTCATACAGGTTCTTTACGGTTGTAATTGGGTCTAGCTCAGCTTGATATACTTTTGACTTCTCGCACAGCTCGATTACAGCCGCACGGATATTTTGCTCAATGAGCGTATCTGTGCAACTCGGCACCATTGGGATGATCTCGGATAAAAGCGACTCGTAAGAAGCCATTTATTAACCTCGCATCTGCTGAGGTGGCACAGTGGTCTGTCTACCCATATCAGTATTAGGTGAGGTAACCGCGTCAATCTGACCTTTGCCGGTAACTGAGGCTATAAATAAATTGTAGTGAGTAGTGGCTCGCTGATTATTACCTGCGTACTCAGCGTCCTTCGTATAAGCGCGGAACAGGACATAGTCCGTCACCGCATTTGCGAAGATGTCAGGGATACTTAAATTGCCGCTTTGTGCCACAGTTGTGGGGTTAGCAGAGTAGATAATCTCTACGTATGAGTTACCGGCAACGCCGGGATAGACGTAAAAGTTACGTGGGTTCTGCTCATCATAGATATAGTGCTTTATAACAGCAGTATGTGCAGCGTCACCCGATACAGTTGGGTCATGCCAATCTGGTGTTTGAGCGTCAAGTATCTCGCGGGATACAAGCCGCACAGATCGTTTCCCTGTGCCGCCAGAAGCCGCAGACATGTTTCGCACTACGCGTAGTAGTCTATTACCCGCCGACGGAATATCCTGCTTCGTTCCTGTAGCTAAAGTTACTGTTGTATTTACGGCGCTTGCGTCTGGTTTGATCAAAGCAATCTCGCGCTGCGCATCGTTTACAAACAAAACTAATTCAGTAACAACGGGCCATCGAATGCCGGTAGTGTCTTGAAGTATTGTCTGAGCGCGATCAATAACGCTCTGTACAGTAACTGTCATATCAGCCTCTAACTATTGAGGGCTTCTTCCCAAGCTGCTTCGCGCTCGCTGGTAGAAACCGTGCGGCCTATGGCCTTATTGACGACGTTAGCCTTTGGACTACCATCCGTTTTAAAGTTAACTGGATCACCTCCTTCTATAAGAGCTTCCATAACTGAAACCAGCTCTGCTGATGGGATGTCTTCTTCTGGGGGTATATCTTCCCCGTAGTAAGTACCTCTACTTTCGGCAGATTCTTCAACAGGTTGCTCTTCTACAACCTCGTCTGTTTTGCTTTCGGGCACCAACTTAGCGCCCATCTGCATTGCAATTAATCCTATTTCGTCAGCACACTCGACTGGTTCATTTGCAGTAAGTACAAACACGCCGCCTGACAGAGTGGCTACCCGAATATCTTCTTTAGAAACAACCTTCATGGTTTACCTTTTATTTAGTTGAATATTTCTTGCCGTTCCAAGTGAACGTCTTCTGACCAGCTTTCTTAGCCGATGCATACTTAGATCTAAAACTTTGGGCTGCTGTACTGCCTTTAGCGAAAGTTTTGTACTCACCGCCTTTTGTCTTTTTACTGCCTGTGACCTTACTCGCAGAAGCCGCAACATTCTCTTTAGCGGCTGTTTTCTCACGTAGCTCCGCCTTTGTTGGGGTCTTTATAGAAGTCTTAGATGCTGTAGCCTTTGACCTACCAGTAGGTGTTTTTTCCACGCTTGCGTAAGCTGAAGCAGATGGGCGGCTTCTTGTGGAAGCTTTTGCTGCTGCTCTGCGAGCTGCTGGGCTATTGGAACCCGCTTTACGTTGGGCCGCAGTTTGCTTTTTAACTGCTTTATCTTTTCTTCTTCTACCGAACATCTAACTCTCCAAAAAAAGACCCCCTCCTGAGAGGGGGCCAAACCGCTTATACAGCGGTATCGAGCGCGATTACACCGAAGTCCTGTACATTGCCACTTATGTCGCTGTTGTACTTAGGCTTACGTAAACCGAAGATCTTACCGATAGAAATACCAGCTTGGTTTGAGTAGTCGAAAGTATCTTCAACAATCTCAGGGTTGCCAATATCAGCCATCGCTAGAGATTGTGCGCCACAGAACAATGCACGAGCACCGTCTACGTTTGCACCAGCGCCCCACTTGTAGCCAGCAGCACCAGCGTTACCAGATGCACCACTTGTAGCGCCTGATGTGTTAAACACATGGCGGAACTCGTGGATCATCACGCCGTCTACCATCAAGCTGCTTGAACCTGAGAACAGGCTGTTAGCTTGACCGCGAACACCAGCGTTACGCACGTTGGCTAGGAATGAAGCGTCTAACTTCAAAGCAGCCATTTGCTGAGGTGTTACAAACATGTGGAACACTTCTTCGTTACCAGCACCACGTAAACCACGGATGTAGTTGTCTTTGGCGAAGGCTTTCAAGTTGACGATACACTCGTAAGAGATCTTATCGGCAGCAGCAACAGCGTTAGTTGCGCCAGCTACCAAACCGTCAGTCGCATCCCAGCGACGGTGACGAGCACTAGTAGGAGCAGAAACGTCTGAAGCAAACTCAAGGTCTACTAGTTCGTGACCAGCAGTTCCAGAAGTAGCTCTCAAGGCACCGTTTGTTTTGTTTGTGTAAGCAACACCAGACAGTGTTAAGAACGCCAACTGATCCATACGGTCAGCCATTGCATATGCAAGTGCGTCACGAGATTGCTCACGGAAGTTAACAACAGTCTTCTGGTCGGTCATACGTCCAGCAATGCGGTTAGCAAAGCGTAGTTGATCCAACTCGATGGTGATGTCGTAGGCGCGTAGCGCTTCTTCATTACCTTCTAGGGTGTTGTCACCAGTGATACCGTCACCAGTCATGTCAGCAAGCAAAGTGATGTTTGCCTTAGTACCTTTCTGGCTCTTGGTTAGTTCAGTAATACGTTGAACCATTGCGTTCTGACCAGATCCTGCGAACTGGTTGATGAAAGACATGTTACGTGCAACTTTCCAAAAGTCACGGCTCCAAGCCTGTAGTTGATCGCCTGAAAGCGTTCCGAAGTTCGTTAAAGCCATTTTGGCCTCCAATAATAGACATATAAGTTTTGTTAGTGCATAGGCACTATTCATATAGCCGACTTCTGGAGCGGCTAGACCGTTCCCCGTATCGTGAGGCGACGAACTAGCGCTTATTAACGAGGGGCGACCTCGGAAGGTTTTACGCCTTTACAGGCGGTTTACGTTTTTAGCGTGTACGACACGAACCAATCTCGCATGGTCTGGCGATTAGTGAATATTAGCATTAGTACTAAAAGTAGCAAGCTTATTTTTGCTACCATTTTTCGCGGTTTGCCCAATATGCTGCGGACATCTTGCCTTTGGCAATGTTCTTTCCATGCCTAGATTTAAAGCTTTTACGTTTTGCTTTCATCTTGTCTGACTCACCAGCCTTTGGCTTACCAGCGGTACTTGCGCCCTGCTCACCAAACCGAATTGTCTTTATCTTTTCCCCTTCTTTAGCCACAACAATATGTGACTTCTTAGGGTGGCTAGGTGTCCGCTTTGGCTTATTAAAACCAGAGACACCTGCTCTGGCTAACCTTGGATCTTTACCCGTCATTCTTTACCTCTTATATAATGTCGCCACGCAGCCGCTTTAAGGTGGCCTCTGGCAGCGCGTTAAACTCGTCTTCCGACATCGTTGCCAAATCTAGCCCCTTCTCGCCACGATTAGCTGAGCTTTCACCCGGCAATTCTGGGGGTTGCGCGTCGGCGGCTCTTAGCTTCCTAGAAACTTCAGCTCGTTTCTTGGCTACTTCATCAGCGCGTTTCGCTGGAGCCTTGTCGCCGCTTAATGCAGAACCTTCATCAGCCGTTTCAACTAAGTCATAGCTTTTCACAACAAAGTTCGCCGCCTTACCTAAAGCTTCAACCGCCCCAAGCCCCTGAGTAATGAACGCATCGCGCAGGTCGATTACTTCTTGAGTGTATTCAGCGTTATAGGACTCAGAGTTCTGGTCGAATACTGGGAAGTTAACTTCTAAATCATTGGCAGCAGTCTGCAATGCGCTCGCTTGTTGGTTTTGGTTAACCGTTTGCGTCATCTCTTGGCGCATTTCATAGGCCATCTGATCACGCTCTGCTTTACGCATCTCTTGGCGTAACCCTGCTGCCTTTTCTGCTTCGCCATCAAGTACCAAAGACTGGTATTCCACCTCTTTTGTGGAGAAGTCGTACTCTTCTGGGGCGTTTTCTGCGACTACTTGTGCCGCTTTAATATCATCGAGCTGTTTTTGTAGCGCTTTTTGCTTAGATAGCACTTCATCCAGCCGTGCTTTCGGCACCATTGGCTTTTTGGTTTTAGCGGGTGCTACTTCGGGGGCTTCAGCGGTAACTTCTTCCTCTTCAAGAGTATCGCCATCCTCTTCTTCTTGGTCGCCGTCATCGGCTGCGTCATCTTCTACCTCCTCCTCTTCCTCGATAGCCGCTTCTGTCTCTTCGACAGGGTTCTCTTCCACTTCTTCAGTGGGTTCTTCCGCATCATCCACCTCTTCGCCTAACCCAAAGTTAAGGTCAAGTGCTTCCTGAACTGGCTCACTGGAATCGGCACCTGGCATTGGGTTAATTTCTAGTGCATTGTTTTCGTCTGACATGGAATTTCCTATTGTGTTGGACGGGTTTTAGCGCCAGTTTGCATTGCTGTAGTAGCAATTCTGGCGGCGGCTTGGGTTTGCTGCTGATTAGTTCTAACTTCATTAGTTAAATCAGCCAGTTCTCGACGAAGTTGCAGCTCCTGCATCTTTATCTCGATCTTCGTTTGTAGTTCAGCCCTACGTAGCTGCGGTTGAACGTCGGTGGTGTCTTGGACTTTCGAGACATTCACAGCGGCTTCACTGTTCAGTTTCTGAACCTCAGCCTGCAACTTCTCTAGCTCAAGCTGTACCTGCTGCATTTGCAGCTGCTGCGCCATTTGTGCGGCCTCTTGTTGTTCTGGAGACTGCTCAACACCAGTAATCATGCGAATGCGTTTAGCCAATTCACCCTTCTTAGCTAGGTGTGAGTACTCAATAATCGCGTCATCTGGTATCGCTACACCGACCTGACGTAAGTTCAGTGCTTCAGCGAACTGAACCTCGTCGAATGAGTCACGCGCAGGAGCTGTTGCCACTACAACGTCATACTCACCCAGCGTTAGGTCGTTAATGATCTGACCTTCCGGGGTCATTTCGTTGATGACCATTGGTTCGCGGGGCTTTAGTGGGTCTTCATCGTTGGTCACTTGAATAACCCGTTCCTCGGTATAAAAGGTCTGGATCAAGTTAAGTATCTTGTCTGCCAAGTAATGGCGAGTCTTACGCAGGTTATCCAAAGGTACTTGGATCATTATTGCGCCACGGTTCTGCTTAGCTTGGATAGCGATACCAGATACCTCGGCACTGTCAGTACCGAGCATCGACTCGTTGATACCACTAATAGCCTGTATGTTAGCCGCAGCCTTTTGACCAATTCGGTCTAAGCCTGTAGGAATAGTATTAGGGCTAATTTTTTGAGGCGGATTTGTGCCACGGGCGTACTCAATGACCAGCCCTGTTTCAGCACCATGCTCTTCTAAGTCATCCGCAGTCATACCTACCAATGAGCCTGTCTCTACCATCCAGCCGCTATTAGCAGTGGTATTAACAATGTGTAGCTCTTGGCTACTAATCTTGTTCAACTGCTCTTGTGGTGACAACAGATTACGCACCATTCCAAACGGACGGCCTCTACGGAAGTACGCAAAGTAAGGGACAATGGTGAAGTCGTTGTAGGGCGACCAGTCATCGTGCAGTACCACTTTGTCGCAGGTCACAGTCCATCGGACTTTCTTCTGCATCTTGTTAATAACAGACAAGCCATACTGTTTGGCAAACTTCTTAATCTTGCGGTCGTTCCACGCTTCAGGCGCTGGCCTTGCGTCACCCGTATTCGGATCAACAAAACAATCAATGCGCGTGATCTTACGGTGCTGCCTCTCGATGACTCTAAGCGCCCTTACGTTGCGGTAGTCTTCTGCATCAGCCGAGCTGCCTAAGTAGTCGTCAGCGCTGTCTGTGTCGCCGTAACGGGTCTCTTCGTACTCAACCGAGTCGCGCCCAAACGTATTACCGTTCTCAGCAATGAACTGGAGGTCATCGGCCTTCTTTTTACCGTACATCTCCTCGATCTCATCAAGTGTCATCCACTTAGTTTCAAAGACCTCGTTCCATGTCTTCGGGTCATACTCTTTTGCATCTGGGTCTATAAGTATGTCTAACGGATCTTTCGCAGTGATGCGTATCTCACCTTCAACGTGGTCACTGAAATCTATACGACAGTCAAAGTACCCACGCCCGTCCATAATCAGACCGTCACTAAATACCTGCTGCTCTACCCAATCGAGCTTGTTGTTATCTGCAATCTGCATGTACAACTTATTCAACGTATGCGCTACTTCTGCATCACCGCCGCGTCTTGGTTTAAACTGAATGTCAGCCCGTCGCGTAGACTGCTCACCAAGCACTGTATTAATAGTAGGTAAGATAGTGTTGATCGTTAGCGCTGGTCTGCCTTCCGCATCTAATATAGCTGCGTCCTGAATATCCCATTGGTCTCCCTGATAATAGGCATCGCACTTCTTAGCCATAGCTATATATTCAAGGTGACCGTTATCTCTAGCGCGTTCGTATCGATCCCACTGAGTACTCGCAATAAGCGATTCCTCACCAGCGGATATAGATCTACTTTTCTTTGTCTGGTAAGCCATTGTTATGCGCTCATTGCTGATTTAGATTTAGGTGTTGATGTTAAATAATCTAGGCGGTCGCGCCATGAAGGTTCTTTGAATACAGGCGCTTGAAATGAAGCAAACTCCGTCATCATCAGACCAAGCCACGCCAGTGCGTCTACTTGGTCATCGTGTACGCCGCCCGGAAATCTCAGCAGCTCAGCGACCAATGGCCCTGTGAATACTGCGTCTCTAGGGAAATACACCATGCCCTGCTGCATCCGTCCTTGGATCGCTCGCGCCCTTGCTTCTTTATCTCTGCGACCTGTCTTTAGGTCTTTGATGTACGCTTCATACAAGCCGCGTTCAGCAATACGTTTTTGTAGGAACGGCCCTAATGCCATCTCAATGTGGCCCTTCTCAATGCCTATCATCGAGGGCTTCCACTCTTCATAGAGATCTAGGATACGTTCTACAATTTCAAAGCCGTCGTATCGCCCACGTACAACATCGACAATAAACAGCTCATCAAATTCATTCACACCGATAACCATGCCCACCGTATAGTCGTTACGGTCATTCTTACCAATGGCTAAGTCCCACGCGCAGTAATAACGCATAGCGTCCATATCTACGTCATCAGGTTCGTAGTACTGGATCATGTCGCGGGTAAAGTAATCACCGTCATCGGCAACCGGATTCTGCTGGTATAACGCTGACCAATCTCTAGGGCCAACCGCCTTTCGTATACGGTCTAAGGACGGAACGTCATAACGCTCTGGGTGCAATGCATCGCCAGTGTCACGGAACTCTTCTTCCTCTTCAGCGATTGCTGGGTAACGCACCACTTCCCATTCGTCACCGCCCTCGGAACCCGCCTTTAATAAGCGCCCTGCAAGGTCATCGTCATGCCACCTAGTAAGAATAACTAGAACCCCGCCGCCCGGAGCTAAGCGGGTGTAAGCAGTAGACGTATACCAGTCCCAGTTTGCGTCTCTATTGTTCTGGCTCTCAGCGTCTTCGCGGTTTTTTACAGGGTCATCGATGACTAAAACATGAGCGCCTTTACCAGTGATACCACCGCCCACACCAGCAGCAACAAAACCGCCGCCAGCAGTAGTAAGCCAAGCCTCAGCGGATTGCGATTCAGGATCAAGTCGAGTCTTGAAGCCAGTTTTATAAGTTGGCTCTCTAAGTAATCCGCGCACCTTTCGGCTAAATCCCATAGCCAAAGACCCGCTGTACGAACACGATATAAACTCGTGCTGGGGGTTACGCCCAAGATGCCAAGCTGGAAATGCAATCGAAGCCAAAGTTGACTTACCATGTCTCGGAGGTAGGAATAACATGAGCCTAGGCGACTCTTTAGCCACAACCTTCCGACTAAACTCTTCAAGTCTTCTACAAACATCTTTATGTACCCACCCCGCCTGATAATCGGCGTTAAACCGCTCAACAAAAGGTAGTAGACGTTTCCTCGTTAGCAATCTCATAGCCAACTCAGCTCTCGCCTTCTCTTCAACGCTCTGATGCCCTGATTCTTCTACATCCACCGCAGCCGGTGCAGGCATAGCCTCCGCTTCGTCCGCTTTACAGTACACACAGAAACCATCACGCCCCGAATACAAAGTTTCAGGGTGCAGGTTCTTACAGCGTTTGCACTGTTGTTGACGGACTTCGGTCATTTAACAGGCTTCTTCGGCGGATCGCTTAAACTAGGCTTATACCGATTAAACCCAATAGCCGAATCAGGTGCAGTAACAGATACATGATTTTGCTTGGCGTATGTGTTTGCTATGTGCTGGCCTGTCTTAGGGTCGATACCTTCTTTTCCCGCCGGTACGCCTAATACGTTTCCAGCTTCAATGTCAGGTAAATACCTTTTATAAGCCTCTTCGTCACTTAGCTCTAAGCCAGTGTCTCGGTCATAGCCAGGAACTGTGTAAATCATGCCGTTATGAGCTACGCCTTTAGCGTTTACCGTCATAACTCTGCCGTCTTCTGTTTTAGCTGCTTTACCCAAACGCACAGTGTCGTTGTGAAACTGATTCACAAAGGCCATGTACTGCTGCATGTTGGGTAACGCGCTCATTAATAAGGCTTAGGTTTCATATGCGCTGCTCCATATAGCGTTTTGAGTATTCGCTAATACGCTCTTTTTTTTGTGCAGCCGTTTCACTAGCTTTAGGCTTAGTTTTAGGCTTAGTTTTAGGCTTAGTTTTAGGCTTAGCTTTAGGTTTAATAGCGAGCCTTTTTGCCATAGCCTCGGCCTTCGCCCTTTTTTCTGCGGCGGTGGGCTTTGGTGGGCCTTGTGGCCCCTTACTTTTTTTACCGTACATTGGTTTTTTCTTAGGGTTGGGGTACGCCATGATTAATCACTCATTGGTTCTAGGTAAGAAGCGTCTTTACCTGCAATTTTAAGTAGGTCTTCGTCTGACATACGCTCTAACTGCTTAGGCGTAGCGTCGATATTGATGTTTACCTGCGTAGCATTGTCCGGTGAGGTCAATCCGTGCAGTTTTACCAAGCTATCTACTGTGTTTTTCATCTCAGTAGCGGTAGCGGACGACTGATAAGCGTCCATGTACATAACGTGGGCGTTAGCGGCGGTAAATTTCACCTCTTCGCGCATTTGTTCTCGGAAATATTCCAACGCTTGGGCAACTTTCGGGCGTTTTATCGCTTCATACACAGCATTTGCGTTTGTGTACCCAGCGCCGCGCCCAGCAGCAGCTATACTCATGCCACTCAGCACCAGCATTACTAGTTTTTCCTGTTGAATCGTCAAATCGCCAAGACTCAAACCCATATAGGGCATATGAGACTGGAATTCTACGGTATCAATGGAGGGGTCTGTGGTTTCCAACAACTTCTGCACGTACACCTTTATCTAAGTAGATGAAAATCGGGGCCATATGCGCCATTCCCGACTCTTCAAGCTGATCCATGTAGTCAGCAATGTGAAAATCTAGTTGTTCTGCGACATACCCGTCGTAAACGAGTACTTCTTGACCACAAAGAGCGAACCCAGTCCCAAGAACTGCGTCTTCTAAGCCATCAATTGATAACATTTCGATATGATCCATACGCGAATATTAGCGTTAGTACTATTTAATCACAAGCGTGTTCGTAAATCGATTTAATCCAGAAGAAGAACTCGTCTGGGGACAAAGAACCTTTGATTATGTTGACCGTATAACAGACCAATTGCAGGTTATCTTTGCGATACGCGACTTCTGGGTTAATACGGTCGATAGATGCGTTGAATGCTTTGTTACCGCTGCCGTCTCGGTGGTGCGTCATGATGACATTGGTTAATGCACAACGGCCCTTTTGCTTTTGCCATAGGTCTATTAAGTCTTCTGACTCAATCTTCCACTCATAGCCTTGTTTCTTACGGGCGTACTTCAAGCTGTAGCCAAGTCGCATTAGGTACTGTTGATAAGTGCCACTGTACACACGGCGATTAGCGTCCTGCACACAACTACGACACTTGTGCTTTATGTATTTACCTCCGTCCGTAGCTGAGAACTCGGATCTAGGTTTGACTTGCGCGCATACATTACAGGCCATTGTTTCGTCAGGTGCTGAAACCGTTTTTTGTTTAAACGCCATGCAGGGTACTTAAATGGTTGGGAGCGGTTAGTCTACTAAAAATTTACAGAAAAAAATATTTGAAAATAGTTTTGAGAATCACTGAGGCACTATCTCCCTGTTCCGTCACCAGCCTACCCCCTTCCCCGATCTCGCATACTGGAACCTTGTATCCCATCCTGCACCCGGAACCTTGTAGCCAGTAACCCCCTTTGGTTTCATCTAGCTCACTCTGTCTCTTACTCACTCTGTCTCTTGCTCAATAGTCTGTGGGCGTCGTCGCAGGCTCCTCGTAGTCGGTTCCATCTTTGTCATTAACAACCGTCCAAGGAGGACACCATGGCACACCCACAAGTCACAGGCGTAGCAGTAGGTCGTAAGAACCCTAACAACATCTACGTCCAATCAGCATCCGGTAACGTCTACTTGCTCAAAGAGTCCACTCGCAAAGAGCAGCTAGCCATCAACCCCAAGCTAACCATCAGGGATATCGTCTCTCGCATCAAAGCACGCGGCACCATCCACTCAAAGTTCTACACCAAAGTTAGAGGTTAATCATTATGATCAGATCATTCACACTCATCCTTCTCGGACAACTCCAAGTCCTCATGCTCATCGCTGGCCTCAACTGGGCAGGCTACACCATCAACCTATCCTTCAACGCAATACTCGCTGGCATCTTCGTCGGCGCATCACTCGCTCTAGCCATCTCAATCATCGGCTCAATCGGTACTGACCTTTCATACAATCAAGAGGAATCAAACAATGTTTAACCAAATCAAAGCACAAGCTCAGGCACTCAAGTCCAAAGCCCAAGCAGCAAAAGACAAATACATCACGGAAGAGTACAAAGCCCAGGCCAAAGAGCTAGGCAACAAGACCCTCCAGTTCGCCAAAGACAATCCAACCGACATCATGGTAGGTATCATCACACTCATGGTTATCGACATGGACAGTTCCATAGAGGCCATCGAAGAGTCATCAGAAGTCTCCGCATTCGTAGACGCTGACGAGTACATCAACTACCGCTAGGAGTAGAGGGGCCGTCCCCTTTACAAACACCTTTCAACGTAGTGCAAATGCCCATCAACAATTGCCCTTAGATCCTTGGTCAACGTCGTGCGTCCACGCTGATGTGTGTCACCTAAACGAATGTGTGTCACCTGTGTGTCACCTACATTCTCAAAACCTGACACACACCTAAGCCCTTGATCTTAGTACATAAACCCTCGTTTTAGACGAATGTGTGTCATGTGTGACACCTAAAACGACCCAGTTAGAAACAGAAAACGCTTTTTATTTAAAAGTACTTTTTTTTTCTTAACTCAAAAAAACCTAACACACATGACACACATCACTATTTGCTATGTAAATCAACAACTTAACATGGTACACAATTTGACACACACCCCTCCAAAACCTGACACACACCCCGAAATCTGACACACATTGGCTCTCAGGCTCGCCAATAGTCGGTTTCATACGTGTCTTAACAGACAAAACACCCAACATTGAGTGTCTGCTCATTGTTGCGTCACATAAACCCTAGACCAAGGACATAGACCAATGACTATTGAAGAAAGAACACAAGAGTTCTTCGACGCTATAGAGCGTGGCGAAGATCCGCTCCAAGAGCTATTAGCTCTGCGTCGGCGTAAAGCTAAAGAAAGACAACAGATCAAAGAATACATACTGACTCACAGCAGCCCTACCAAGGCTGTAGCTGAGTTCGCAATAAACAAATACTCAAAGAGATAGACCAATGACTAAAGCAATCAACCGATTCATCGAGTGCCGTTTAAATTCACATCTTGCCAACCACATTGAACCCTTAACAGGGCCGATGCCTGACCACGTAAAAGCCGGGTATGCATCTATGCACGACGCTAACATTGTCGAACACCAGTTCAATGGAATGAACTTTGAGGACGCAGAGCGGACTTCTTTAGACGACATAACCCAAGCTGCAAAAGAACTGTGGAGTTAACAAATGAACATGACTGAACAGCTTTATACCGATATTGAATGGTGCTGGGCCATTGGCGAAAAGCAAGACAAAGTGAACTGGCAATTAAACCGTATGGCAAAAAATAGGCAGTCCCCCGCAGCATTGTGGGGCTTTGCCACACC